CCTTTGCCAACTGTTTTGCCTTCGCCAGCAGCTGGTTCTTGTTTGTAAACTTGGCCGTGATCTTCAACATATTCACGAACCATGCTTTCTTCAGTGTGCTCTTCGCCGCCGAATTCCATTTCGCCTTCGTCGCCCATTTCTTCGCCGCCGAATTCTTCTTCGCCGTGTTCATGACCGCCCATTAGTTTTTCAAATTCAGCTTTAAGATCGTCAAGAGCCAATTCGATGTCTTGAATTTTGCTTTCAACGCCTTCTTCGCCTGGTTCCATGCCCATACCGTCAACGTCGTCAAAAGAGTCATCAGATGGTAGTTCGTTGCCGTCTACATCGCTGTGCTCTTCTTCGCCGCCCATGGGACTCATGTCCATTTCGCCGTCTTCTTCGGCTTCGTGCATGCCGGACTCGTCGGATTCGACTTCGTGCATTAGGCTTGTAACTTCGTTACCGCCCATGTCTTCTTCAAAATCTTCTTCGTCAATGAGTGATTCATAGATATCGCGGCTTTTCTCGATCACCAATTGGTGAAACAATTCGCGAGCTTTATCTTCATTCTCATTGATAATAAATTCAATCAGCTGTTCGTACTTGTTCATAAGAACTCCTTTTTTAGTATAGCTTGTAACTTATTTACAATATATGCAAATATTTCTAGTTATATAGGTGTTTTTGAGGGGGATTTTAGATTATACGCCGGACGCTTCAGGTTCAGCGGTGTTGTATTGTTTAGAAACTGAGTCTAGTTTCTTTTCGTGCTCAAACTTACGCACATCGTTCATGATCCGTAAACGATTAAGCTGCTCAAGACTCAGACGTGATTTGCGGAGGTCAGACAGCTTTAAAGGAGTATGGTCTTCCTTTTCGGTGTAGTACCCTTCGGGTGCAGAATCAAACATTTCAGCAATTAACATATACGTTATTTAACCCAAATGTAAATTATGCTGGGTTCGGTACCGGATTGGCGCCTACACCACCACCGCCGGGAACACCACCTGCGCCAACTCCCACGGGGCCGCCTGAGCTACCAGGAGCTGCTTCACTGCCATCGCCAAGGTCAGGTGGTGTGGCTGCAGCCAAGTCAGTGTCCAAGCCGCCAGGAGTAATGCCCACGCTGCGTAGACCCAGGGGATCGGCTGCAGCATTTTCCTTGTCGCCTTTTTCTTCTAGCCACATGGTTTCGTTTTCGCTCATCTCTTGTTCGTTCAAGCCCAAGTAGCGTTGCATCAAGAAACGTTTACTGAAATATGGGAAACCTTCTAGCTGTGTAAATGTACCAATTCTAGCACCGTCAACTTCGGCCTGGCGATATTGTGCAAAGTTTTGCGGTTCATTGAACACCAAGTCAAACAGTTGGCCATCGATATTGATACCGCGCCAGCGCATGAACATCTTGAACTCTTGGTCCAGTTTGTCAATGATCATCTTTTGCAAACGCTTGCAGTACTGGTTAAAACGCCATTCTTGGATCAAGGCAGTGCCTACACGCCCGTCAGTCACAGCCTGTGTGCCATCTTCCATGCCAGTGGGCAGGTAACTACTGGGGATACGTAGACCACGGAACAACTTGTTGGTAAAGAATTTCAAGTCAGTGATCTCGCCCAAGTTGCTGCCGCCGGGCAGCACTTCAACCTTGCTGCCACGACCTTCAGCAGTTTGCGGGAAGAAAAAGTCTTCGTTTGTGCTCAAGGGATTATAGGTAGCGTCCATCATGTTGGCACCACCACCTGACTGTGTGGGTATTCTGCGCTGTGCAATTTCGTTTTTGACACGGTCCACAAAGGCCATGGCCATGTGACTTGGCATGCTACCAACGTCAATATAGAATGCTCTACGTTCAGGTGCACGCTGTACACGATAGATAATGATGGCATCTTCCAGCAGTTCTTTTTGTTTGAACACCTTGAAAATGTTCTCTAACACGCTGCTGCCAAACGGATAAAACACGTCTAGGCCTTCGGTCAAGCTGCAATGCACAATGTGCTCAGCATTGATCACGCTTTCGTTTGTGGCATGTGTAAATCTGCTGCCGCCGCTGTAGGGGCTTCTTGGCTGCACATAGCTGCCTTGTGGGCCACCCACTTGGGGACTGTTGGTGTAAGTGTCTGTGGTGCTGACTGCTGTGGCAGTTAGATTTTGAAAATTAGGTTGCAGGTCCTTGATCACATACTGCTCGGGCTTTTTGCCTTCGGCTTCATTGACAATGACCTTGACTATTTTGCTGGATTCAGTCCAGTACAGTTTGAATGTTTCAGGGTCGCGAATAAAAACTTGATCGCCATATTTGATGGTATTACGCACAATTTTAAACATGCGTTTGTTAAAGTCGTTCAAGTTGACCCACTGTAACAGTTGTTCTTTGATGATTTTAACTTCGTTGTCAGTGGGCTTTTCTTTAAAGTGCAAGTCCAAAGGCATTTGTGTTTCCAACTTGGGCTGTGTGCAGAACTCGGCCAAAATATCCAGCGCAGCATTAACTTCACTGTCTTGATCCATTTGCTCGTACTGATTGTAGCGCTCTAAACGATTGGGGTGACCCACGTAGATATCCGGCAATTGGCTTTGATAATTGCGATAAGACATGCTGCCCTCGCCACCACTGCCAACAGGGCTCATGGATCCAGACGTATTTGCAGCTCTAAAGTATTTTTTCCACGACATATATGGTGTTCTCAGTTAGTAGTATTTAACCAATTAATAGGAGTTATCAAGTAATCTTTGCTGTAAATCGCGGGTAGAAGATTGCATATCCACTTGATCTCCAGCTTTGCTGACCAGCTGTCTTAGCAAATCCAGCTGTTGCTTCATTAAATCATTTAATTCTGCACCGGCAGCAGCAGATTTTACGTTGCGATCGCTGCCAGGTGCAACTATGCTTTGATTTGAGTCAGTGTCTCGGTTGTCTTTTGAACCACCAAATAATCCACCAGTTTTTATTTTAAAGTTATTATCAGACTGTATTGAAGAAATAAGACCGTTGATGTCGGGTGTGTTAAGGCCTGGTTGACCGGTATTGTTAATACCATATGGCATTAAATCTTTAAAACTATCTTCTATAGTGGCACCAATACTCTTACTGGTATCATCTTTTTTATCGTTGGCTCCAACAAAATTATCAAGCATGCCACTGCCCAACACACCGCCAACTATGGTACCGACTCCAGGCAATATCATTGACCCAAGTGCTGCGCCAATGGCTGCATTACCCATTGTATCAAGCACGCTGGGTCGTTCTTTGTTTTTGTCGGCTGCTTGGTTAGCTGTCATTTGATCAACTATTTTTTGATTTTGATCAAATAATCCACTAGTACCCAGCATCTTGCCAAGATCCAATTTGGAGGTGCCGAATCCCATATCTTTAAAAGCACGCCCTAGATCGTTATTGGATTTTACGAGTTCGCTAGTGGAGCTTTCCCATACGCCCATGTCCGGGCCGTTATCTTTAGTATCCTGTGTTAACCCGCCCAGCAAGCCGCCAAGCGCAGTACCAATGCCAGGAAGTATCGCAGTACCAATTGCAGCGCCCATTGCAGCACCGCCCCAATTGGTTGATTTAGAGTCGTTGGATTGACCCATGCTGTTGCGAGTAAAATCGCCCATGTCCAATTTAACTGGAATAGTCTTGCCGTCAGGTAAAGGCACTATGGCTTCAGTACCGTGCAACAATTGCTGATAACCCGAGGTGGGACCAGTACTGACACCGCCCATGGCATAGCCTTCTTCTTTTTTCCCAGATGTCCAGTTACTGAATTTGTCAACACCTTTACCAATGGCGCCGCCAATTGCGTCACCCACTGCGCCAGCGGTTAATCCACCGAGTATTGTACCTGCTATACCACCAAGTTCGGTGCCAATTACAGTCCCAACACCGGGAGCAATAGCTGTACCAATTGCGCCACCAATTACTTCACCAAAACCTAAACCCACTGCACTACCAGCAATATCACCAGTGATACCACCAGCGGTTGATCCAAATTCTTCTTCTTTACCTTTTTTCTTGGTACCTAACCCCATATCGTTGAGCATGTCCTGCACTGCGCCCAGCATCTCTTTAGATACTTCGGCAAATTTTGCAATAGCCGGCGTTAATTCTTTTTCTAATGCCAGTTTTAAATCTTGTGCTGCCTGCTCAGCTGATAGTACACCATCGGTTAATTTATCGTTAGTTTCTTTTTGTTTTTTTGCAGCTTCCTGTGCACTCTTTACTGACTCTTCAGTGACTTTATCAGTATTGTCAACTACTCCGCTAATTCCTCGATTTAGATCTTCTAATCCACCGGCACCGGCCATGCCTGCAATACCTATGTCATTGAGATTCCCAAAGTTTGCACGCATCTTGTCATTGGTTTTACCCTGCAGACGTTGTGCTTCGTCAACTGAGAATTGCCCGCTTTTTGCTAAATCCACCATGCCGTCGATTTGTTCAGACATACCCGGCAATTGTTGCATTAAAATATTGGCATTTTTATCAACCACATTACCCATGGTTAGTTTTTCCATGAACGCTTTTTTACTAGTTTCGTCCATGGTGTTCATGCTCTGTATTATTTTATTCATTACACCGGGCTGTTTCTTTTCCAATTCCTGCAATTTGTTTCGGAACGCCACCTGTGTTGCAGCCTTGCGGTTTTCTTCCATTTTACGTTTTGCATCTTCGCCGGTTATTGCTGCAATAGTACGTAGATTAGTGGCATATGATGCAGTTTCTTGAGCAATTTGTTTATCGCTCATGTTTTTCAACTGGTTGCCTTTACGCAAATCTGCCATGACTTCAGCTGTTAATGCTGCTTGATCTTCAAAACTGTACCCCAGCTGTAGCATTTCTCGCTGCAATGATTTGCCGCTGGATCCTATTAATTTTGACGATTCAGCACTGACCGCACCCATCTTGCGTGAAGCCTCACCAACACCCAAACCGCTTTCTGCTAGAGTACTTGAGTTAGCCGACACCACTTTTGAGAATTGTTCGACAGTTAAACCGGCACTGTTTGCTGCTTGCCGCATACCAGTCATGCCATTGGCAAACAAGGCTCCAGACGAACTCATGCTATTGAAAGCATTGACTGTTTTTTCTACTTCCTTGGATAAAACCTCGATGCCAAATTTGGCCAGTTTGCTTGCCCCGCCAGCAAACGATTGTAGAGCGCCACCAAATAGATCAAGTGCAATACCTGCGTAGCCAGCTTTGCCTTTAAGGTGCGACATGGCACTGCCAACACCTTGCATGGCTCCACCAAGCATGCCAGCTGATCCGGCTGCAAGATCAACTGCACCATTCATTAGCGTGCTACTTAAATCAGTGGAGCTGGCACCCGATTGTAGGGATTTTACAAAACTACCGGTAGTGGCAGAAATCTGACTAACAGCAGTTTTACTAAAGGTTTTAATAAACTCAGACGTAGCTTGCTGAGTTTGCACCAATCTTAAATTTGATGCTACGGTTTCTCGTTGTTTTTGTAATGCTTCCTTGTGGCTGTCGTCGGTTGTGTTTTTAATTGCAGCATCAAGATCTTTAAGACTTTTATTAAAGTCTTTCATGGTGTCGGCAAAATTCTCGCGACCTATAGAAGTAAAGCCCTTGATGAATTTGCCCATTACACCATCGCTAGCGGCCTGCTTGATTTTGGCGTTTAATTCGAGCGTGGATCGGTATTGTTCTCGTTTGGCTAGATCTTCTTTCTTTTGCTGGGCTTGTCGTGCGGCAGCCGATTGATTTTCTTTTTTATACTGTTTTAAAATTTCAGCCAGTTCAGGTTTCAATTTAGCAAACAGCTCAATCACAGCATTGAGATCTTGGTCATTCATTTCAGCCATGTTTTTTTACCATAAATAAGTACATATCAATTATTTATGGAGATCAAATATGGCTTCAAACCCCAACAATCCCTTGGCCAAACACTTCAGACAGCCAGCAATTTACCTTAAACTGCCCAGCGGCGGCACCTATTGGCCCGACGATGCCATAAAGTTGCCCTTGAACGGCGAAGTTGCCATCTACCCAATGACCACCAAAGATGAAATCACACTAAAGACGCCAGACGCACTCATGAACGGTGCTGGTGTAATCAGTGTGATTCAAAGCTGCTGCCCTGATATCTTAGACGCTTGGCGCATGCCCAGTATTGATGTTGATGCTGTCATAATTGCCATTAGAATTGCCAGCTTTGGGCATGAGATGCCGTTCAACGCTAGATGCCCAGCATGCGACAACTTTGATGACTATGCTATCGATTTGCGTATGGTGTTAGACAACATTAGAATGCCCAGTTACGATGATCCAGTTGCAGTTGACTCCCTAAAGATCAAACTGTATCCACAGCCGTATTTTAGTCTAAACAAAACCAATCAAGCTCAGTTTGAAGAACAAAAGCTATTACAAGCCATTGAAAACACCAGCATGGACGAGACTGAACGCAGCGTAATGATCAATGATCAAATGGCCAAAATTGTCAACATTGGGTTGCAAACACTGGTAGACAGCACCGAATACATCGAAACCGATGATGGCACACAGGTACGAGATAAAACTTTTATAAATGAATTCTATACAAATTCAAGTACTACTGTCACAAAAGCAGTACAAGCCAAGCTAGCTAATTTGAACACAGAGGGTGCTGTCAAACCAGTACATGTCAATTGTGCCGAGTGCAGCAAACCGTTTGATATCCAAATCACGTTTGACTACGCAGCTTTTTTCGGTTAAGGCTTTTGACTCTTGATAATGAGGGTATCGTCAAGCTAATTGAGGGATACGACAAAGAGTCAAAAGCCTTACGAGACGAAGCACTAAGACTCAGCTGGTACATGCGGGGTGGACTCACCTATGATGATGCCATGATGTTGAGTCATGGCGAACGTGAAATCATTGGCAAAATAATCAAAGACAACATCGAAGTTACCAAGAAAACTGGTGTTCCTTTCTTCTAAGTCGTTATTGTCCTTTATAGTTCACCATCATATTAAGACTTGCAAGCAAGTCTGTTGTTTCGCTAGCGCTCACAACATTTTTTTAATATCTATTGACTTCAGTATCATCCAGATTAATTGGTCATAATTCACCGTAAGCACGGTGAATTGATCTGGCATCATCCGAGTAGCACAGTCATCTATTCTAATGAGATTGCCTTGCGGCGCGGAGGCGGTTGACCGGTACCCCCTACTCAAGCTTCACAAATCAACGGAACCCTAGTGATCCGGAATAGACCCAAATCCTATGAGCTGAGGTTGTATCTTTTTCACAGCGCCTCAATCATTTATTACCTTAAGTTAGTAATTGTCTTTGGCATCCAAGATCCAGACCGGGTATTTCACCGTTCTTCAATGGAGCATGACCTAGCCATGCACAGCGCCTATGATGTAAATTTATGTGTGAGTTTGACTTGGTGTCAGTGATTTTTTAATTTTGTCTATGATGTGTGAGCCATGCACCCTTACTGAAATCTGTCCGTTATAGTAGTCGGCTGACTCTAAAACTTTACGATCGAATTGCTCACGTGCTTCGATGTAGGAACAAAGGGCTTTTGAAGAGCAGTAGTGCAGTATTTCCCTGCGGAATTGTTCTGCACCCAGCAGAGCTACATCTCGTTTCAACTCATCGTTGCTGCCGAAATACAGTTGCCAGTCACTGTCGATTTTGCTGCGTATACGCTTTTTCTTTTTAACTCCGTTCTTTTGTTGAACCACCCGGTAGGTGGTCTTTGCAAATTTAGCCAGTTTTTTGCCGATGTACTTGCGCCCATTGGTTAGATTTTCTATACAATAGACAAATCCAACACAATCTTCGGGCAAAGCATCAACGGGCATATTCTGATAGAACCAAGTCATAAGTTGTAATATAGTTATGACTCATGTTGTTTTAACCTATAAATTTAGGCCATTTCCACGTCGTTATTGTACGTGGTATAGCCGTTCTCCTTGACCACAGTCAGCACATTGCTGACACGCCCGGCCAACTCGTCTTTGTGACTGACCAGCCATATGCTCTTGTTGCTTTCGCGACTCATGCGTTTCAAGATGGCCAGTGCATTTTCAACACCGCTAGAGTCCATGCCCGAGTCCACAACTTCATCAATGAACAAGAGATTGACCTGTTGGTACAGGCTCTCCCATACATCGCGGAAGGCCCAAGACAAACTCAAGATAAGTCTATTGCGCTCACCGCGGCTGAGATTATCAAAGTCTAGATCACGCCCCAATTCAGTGATACTCACCGACAGGTCGTTGTTGAACTTGACCGTGTGCGGCAAACCAATACGATCTAGGTATTGACCCAGTCTAGCATTTAGATAGCTGAGATTTTGATCAATTATGCGTTTACGTATAAAACTGTCTTTGTTGGTCAGCAATTTAAGCAAAAACTCTTGGTGTTCGCGAATGCTGCTCAACGAGTTAATGGTGTCGTAGCTGACAGTTTCAATGGCATGATTGCTCATGTCTTCGATTTGTTCGGCGTAGGGGTCGGCTTCGTTTTGCTTGTTGATGATCTGACTCAATATACTGGCCATGCTGCTGCGATGCTCAAACGCATCGCTTTCGCGATCGTAGTAGACTTCGGGCGGTTTACCAGCTGTGCCTATTTCGTCTAGGGCCGACTGCAGTTCAATCAACTGTGTGTTGGTGGCCAAGGCCTGTAGTGCTGCTTCCTGTAACTCTTTTTGTTTTTGAGCCAAGACAGTGTCATGATCGCTGTCGTGCAGGTCTTGCCCACAAGCATGACACTTGTGGTCTTCCAGGGCTGTAATTTCGCGACGAATACGATCCAGCTGTTTGCTTTCTCGGTCCTCGTCCAACTGTGCATGTTTGATGGCTTTGTTCAAGTCAGCGATGTCTTTGACTGTTTGATTGAACTTGCCCAAGGCTTGATGTGCAGCCAACTCAGCTTCGATGTCTAACTTGCTGAGTTCATCATAGCCCTGTTGTAGGGATTCTAAATCGCTGTCACGTTTCTTTTGCCACAGGGCCTGTCTACGTTTTAGGCTTTCAATTTGCTCTTTAATACGGCGATTGGCATCGATCACGGCTGCAATACGATATTCCTCTTGCTGTATGGCATCCTTGGTTTCTTTGTTTTGTTCTTTGAGACGATCAGCCTTTTCGCTCAACAAAGTAATACCCAATAACTGTTCAATTATGGTGCGCTGATCATTGGCCTTCAAACTTAAAAACGGTTCAGTGTAGGTGTTTAGGGCCACAATGTGCTTGAACATGTCATGACTCATGCCCAACATGCGTTCAATTTCTTGCTGTGTTTCTCTCGAATCGCCTTGACTTTCGTCAGTGATCTCACGTTCAACATCACCTACATAGAATGCCATGGTGTTGGGTTTACGACCACGCTCGATTCTATAGTTGACGCCATCTTTTTCAAACTCGACTGTGACTGTCATGTTCTTGCCATTGGTCTTGTTGATCAAGTTGTCCTTGCGGATGTTGGTCAGGGCATTGCCGTACAAGGCATAACTCAGTGCATTTATGATTGTGGTCTTGCCGGTTCCGTTACGAGCACCAGTATCATCACCGCCTAGGTCAATGTTTTCGCCCAAGACCAGAGTCAAATCATTACGGTCAAAATTGACTGCCTGCGTGGCATTGCCCACGCTCATAAAGTTTTTTACAGATAAGTTTTTGATTCGAATCATTAGAGATTTCTATAAATGTCTAGCAACAGATTTTTGTTAAACTTGTCGCTTTCGATATTGGTCAGTTGGCTGGTCACAATTTGATCAATGCTTTCAAATTGAATGTTACCCAGCATGATATTTTCACCAGTGTCTAGTTCTTTTTGTGGAATCAAGGTGATTTCACGCAAGTTGTAGGTACCGATAAAAGTTTCTTTGATAAACGATGCTTCTTCATAGCTGATGTCAATGTCGATGTTGACACGGCAATGCATGCCCGGTTTCAAAATGGCTTCGGTGTGATTCAACACATCACTTAGTTTAAACACACGGTATCGGGGTTGATCAGGCCATGCATGGAATGTGGGCTCTTGTCCCCACTCCAAGATCATGAGCCCACGCTCGTCATCGCCAGCATCAGCATAGTTGTGCGGGAAGCAGTTGCCAATGTAGGTGATGTTCTTTTGTGTTTGGCGTTTGTGAAAGTGTCCGGTAAACACATGATCGAAATTGCCAAAATGTTCCCTACGCACTTCACCATGTTCAGGCATGGCCACCATGGCATTCATCAAGTAGCCCGGCAGCTCAAAGTGCCCAAACATGTAACGACCCTTTAGTTTAGGAATTCGTTTATGGTCGTCGCCCACCAACCAAGGAGCAATAACCACATCACCGCTTGAAAACCAATCATTAACGATTTTAACGTTGGGGAGATGCCGCGCCCACTCGACACTCTGTATGTCTCGTTTGTCACGATAATAGAGATCATGGTTGCCGGGAATAAAATAAACAGTTTCAAAATTGTCATTGAGATGCTCCAGAGCCCTAAGGCTGTAATTCAAAGTCACGATGTTGATACTGGCACGGTTGTTGTGCCAATCGCCCAAGAACAGGGCTGTTTCACATCCTTCTTCGCGGGCACGGCTTGTGGCCCACTTGACAAAATTCAAACAATCTTCATTGTGTGATAGACTATTGGACTTCAAGCCAAAGTGAATGTCCGTGAAAACCGCGGCTTTTTTAAACAAATTACTCATCAGTTATTGTAACATTAATTAGTTGTAGAATCAATTGGCAATTTACTCGTCACCGTCGTAGCTGGGTGCACCACCGCCCCCGCTCATGCCTTGTCGAGTATAACTAGGCGTCATACCATTCATTTCTAGAATGTCATCACGTAAGTTTTGGTTGCGCTTTTCAATGTTTAACACACGAGTAAAGCTGTTAGTGATAGCGGCAGTATAATACGCAAAAGGGTTCTGCGATTTGGACTCGTCAAATTGCAATCCAATTTGGCTGAGTTGTAGCAGGGCTTGGCTTCGCATTTCGTCATTGTAGGTGTATCCTCTCCAGTTGCTTCTTGTGGCATAACGCTCGCATAGTTTCATGAACATCAAGGCTAGTTTTTTGGTCATTGTGCCATGATCTTTGCTGTACTCGCCTGTGATCAAGTCACCACGCCAGTGACTCTTGCCAATGCAATACGGGGTGCCGTTATCGGTTACTTTAAAATGCTGGAATGGAGGGAAATTGCATTTGGTATACTTGGTAGTGGCCAACAAGTCAGCTTCGTCATCGTATTCGGTATAGGGTGGATCATCTTCTTGCAATTCTTCCAGTTTGGCCTTGGCCTTGGCAGTTTTGGCCATGTCCACCGGCACATGATCCCAGGTCATGACTCTAAATACCACATCAGTATCAGGCACATTTTTGGCATCAACTTCGTGATCGGTAATTTTTTTCTTTTCCACACCGGCTGCAATCTGTGCATCAAATGCAGCCTTGGTCAAGCGTTCAGCACGAGCAGTACGTCCCAATTTGATATTCTTTTTATTAATTTCTGATACATTATTCAGTATCATGTCGTAGTCAGCATCGGCTGGATCAAGAAACACACAATACGTGGTTTTGCTTTTGTGAATCTCTTTAAGGATGTCTTTATTGTTTAGATAGTTTGATTTCATGGTATCCTTTATAAACTTAGCACATATTACACTGAATAAATATTAAAAGCAAGAGGTTTTTTATGCCATCATTTGATCAAAACATCGTACCCGACGTCGGCATGCCCGACATCTCGTTACCCAACTCAGTGTCGGACGCTGTGGGTAATCGTCTGGCCATAGCCAACTTGGCTCCTGGCGGCGATGTGGCCAATGCCCCACAGGCTGGGCAGACCAAGGTAATTTTTGGCAGCTCGGGCAAAGAAGTCGGTATTGAACAAGATTGGCGCATTAGGGTCAGTATTAATTCTGATGCAACTCTTTTGTATGCCAGCGGCACCAATGGTATACTTCAGCCACTAGCTGGCACACAAGGTGTAGTTTTTCCCTATGTGCCAACAATTACAACTTCTTATGTTGCATCATATGGGCAACAAAAAACCACACACAGCAATTATCCTGCATACTTCTATGAAAGCAGCGAAGTTTCAGCCATCAACATCTCTGGCGAATTCACTGTTCAAAATTTAGAAGAAGGCAAATATTTGCTAGCATGTATTTATTTTTTCAGGGCCGCATCAAAAATGTACTTTGGCGCCGGCTCTAATGCTGGTAATCCGCCACCGATTTTGTATCTAGATGGATACGGAAGCCACTATTTTCCGCATGTGCCATGCGTGTTGACCAATTTCCAACATGTCATGGGCGGCGAAGTTGACTATATCGAAGTGCCCAGCGGCGAAGGCACCACACGCATGCCCACTGCCAGCCAAATACAAATTTCACTGCAGCCGGTTTATAGCCGACTGGCACAAACCAAATTTGATCTTGATGCGTTTGCCCGCGGCGATCTTATCAAAGACAAGGGAGGATTCCTATAATGGCAAATTATTCAGCAGCTAGTCCGTACTATACCACAGGACAGCTTGGACCGTTTTTGGATGTCATGCAAAACCGCAGCGTGCCCAAAAACACAAATGATGTAGATTACAAAATTGACTCGATCTATAATTTTAGACCCGACTTGTTGGCCTATGACTTGTATGGTAATGCTGCCTTGTGGTGGGTGTTTGCCAGCAGAAATCCCAATGTGTTGGTAGACCCCCTGGGCGATTTTTACACAGGCCAAATCATAAAGATACCTAAAAAAGAAGCACTAGTTACTGCTTTGGGAATTTAATACATGGCCACCAGCGATCCCAACACACTGACCGGCGTATCTGGTGATCAAATAACCAGCAATCCTGCATATAAAAAAGCCTATGACTGGGCCCTGGCTCGCCAACCCAATCCTAAATCAGCCTCGGCCATACAGTCGGCGCAGGCCTATGCCGCCTCTGTGGCAAAAGATGCCATAGCTCGCGATGCTGCTGCTGGTCAAACTGCAGCCGGAGCAGTCAAAAAAACAGCACCAGCTCAACCAGCAGCAACTCCAGCGTCATACGATGCCTTAGATGAGGCCAGTGGATTTAATCCCTATTACAAAGATCCAGTTACAGACAAAGTGGTCAAAGCCAAACCCACATCGGTATCGTACGATGCACTAGATGAAGCAGCTGGTTTTAATCCCTATTACAAAGACACCACAGCCGAGGATGCACTGGCCGCAGCACAAAAAGCCCAAGAGCTGGCCAATTCTACAGCAAACACTTCGGGCGAGCAAACTCAGCAAGATCAGGATCAAGCTAAGACTGCAGCTGCCGCTCCCGCAGCGCAAGGATCCATACCCGGTAGACCCAATCCCCTAGATCAATATCCTGACTATACCTACAATCTAAGTATGCACATTGTACCACCAGCCAAGTACAATGACTTGATGAACAATCCAACACCGTATGTGCCCAGTTATAACGGTGTTGGCACTGTGTTGATTGCCAGCGGTGGTCGTCGCACAGAAGGTACTTTTGCTCGTCATCCCAAATTCAATGAAGATTTCTACTTTGGCGAATTTAAAATGCAGACCGTGGTTGGTCAAAATGCCCGCGGCAAAAATTCTAATGTGATATCAATGTCGTTCACCCTAATTGAACCATACGGGTTCACCTTTTTTGATCGATTGCTGGCAGTGGCCAACGAAATTGATGCAAAAAACTGGGGAGAAATGCCATTCCTAATGCAAATAGATTTTCTTGGCAACAGTGATACTGGTATGCCTTTGCACCCAATCCCGGATCAAACCAAATATATACCATTCAAGATGATTGGTGTCAAGGCAAAAGTGTCGGTTAGAGGTGCCGAATATCAGTGTCAGGCCATACCGTATCACCATGCAGCTTACAGTGAAAGCAATGTTAGTACTCCAATTAACTTGGAAGTAACAGCCAAAAGTGTCAAAGAATTTTTTAGTTCTACTGGAAGTTCGGGCGACATTAACACAATTAAACAAGTAAATGATGCAGTTGCACAGCGACAAGAAACCGAGTTATCCAAGTCCAAATATGCCAAAAATCCCAAGGATGCCGAAGCTGCAGCCCGCAAGAAATACTCTGCAGTAAATCAAGCCATATCTAATGCACCGCATCTGGTGGGCAGTTATACCGCCGCAGTCAATGCCTACCAAAAAGAACTGGTTAAAAATCAAAATCAGAATCATCCAACCATATACGAATTCCAGTTTGATCCACTTTTTGCAAGTTCCCCGCTGACATATCCGCCAAAAACTTCTAGCCGCCGCACACCTATGCCGGATCCGGTCAAAAACGAAGTCAACGCTGCTAGATCAGCTGCTGGTTTGCCAGTGATGGGTGTCAAGACCGAAGTTGAGGTTTTTCCAGTCAATGCTGGTACCAGCATAATTGATGTGATCAATACTGTCATGCGTAGCAGCGAATTCATACGAAAACAATTCCCAGATCCAAAAACGCTAACAGCAAACACTAGCGGGCAGGAGTTGGCCGACAAAGAAGGCAAGCCCATCACATGGTATAGAATAACCACCAAAATTAATCTAATGGATTTTGATGACAAACTAGACACCTACAGTAAAAAAATTACCTATTTTGTACAGCCCTACATTTACTACAATAGAAAATTTAAAGATGCACAGTTGTCAAAGCCTGGCACTTATACCAAGGCATACGACTACATCTACACTGGTAAAAACACCAGCATTTTAAATTTTGACATTGACTTTGATGTGTTGTTTTACACCATGATCACAGCACAGCGTGATAAGGTAACTGCCACTGTGGTGCAACAAAAAGACAAACCGCCACCAAAGCCCGAGCAAGGGGGAGTAGCCTCAACCGGCACACCGTTGCAGAGCAAACAGACCAAGTACATTTCCAGTAATGCCAATGTGCCTGATGCTAACAGCCCTGATGCTACTGCAGTTTTAGTAAACGATTTCAGCAAAAGCATGTTGAGCAAAAGCCGCGGCGACATGATCAGTGTGAATTTAAAAATCATTGGCGACCCCGAGCTCATCAAACAAGATGATGTTTACTTTAATCCGTCAAATAACCCTAGCCCGCCCGGGGTACTAATAGATGCAAACAACAGCGTGGTGTTTGATGCTACAGAAATATTCGCACAATTGACATTCCGGACTCCGGTAGACATTGATGATGCCACTGGATTTATGAAATTTGATTCAGCATCTACCACCAGTTCGTTCAGCGGGCTGTATAAGATGCTGACTGTGGATCACGAATTCCAAACTGGCCAATTTACACAGACTTTGCAGCTGGTACGAACCTGGGATCAAGCCAATCAAGTCACACCTGAGATACCCAGCAAAGATAGTCAAACTCAGCGCAAAGAAACTGAAGCCCCCACCAAAGCAGTTACACCAGCTACCGCTGCAGCTGATTCGTCGGCCAATGCCCTGGATGAAGCTAGAGGATTCAATCCCTATTACGATGATCCAGCCGCAAATACCAAAACTGACACAGCCAAGGCAGTACCAGAGCCAGCCGCAAATACCAACAACCCCAATACAACAAAAAACAAAAACGAACAAGCGGCAGCACGTAATAGTCAACAAAAAGCATTGACAAACGCTAAGTTAGACCCAAAATTGGTAGATATGCTTAGATGGCAACAGCATAAAACTGTTATTCGCCCCGAAGAAGGAAATGGCCCAGGATTATGACAACAGATAGACGAGTAGGTAAACAAGCGCCCGATCAATTCCGCCGTGAGGAAACAGCCACCAGGCTTGATACCGGGCCCTATATTGGTAAAGTGATGAACAACATAGACCCCACTAGATCGGGTCGGTTGCAGGTCTATATACCTGATTTGAGCAGCGGTGACGAAACATCGCAAGGCAATTGGCGAACTGTGGCCTACGCCAGCCCATTCTTTGGCAGTACCACACAGCCTGACTCTAACAAGCAGAACGCATTCAGCAAGGTACGTCACACCTATGGTTTTTGGGCAGTGCCGCCCGACATTGGCAACTTTGTGTTATGCACATTTGTTGCTGGTGATCCTGCACGTGGATTTTGGTTTGCCTGTATTCCCAATCAGCTGGGACACATGATGGTACCGGGTATTGCTGGCACTTACAAAGTTGATGATGCCACCATCGAAGATGCCAACGTGGCAGCTGCCTACGATTTTGGCCCTACAGTAACATCAGAATTCAATGAAAACACCGGCGATCTTGATTGGTATAAATTTGCATTGCTCAAAAAGCCCATACACGAAGAAATCTTCAAAGTCTTGCTCGAGCAAGGTCTAGAAACCGATTATATTCGAGGCATCATATCCAGTAGCAGCCAACGCGAAACTCCCAGCACAGTATTTGGTATGAGTACTCCCGGCAGACCACTCAATGATCCAGCTGGTTCCAGTACACAGGAAAGCAAAATAGCATCAGGCGACATTGCGCCCGGCGAGTATAAAATTGGTGCTAGAAAAGGTGGCCACACGTTTGTTATGGACGACGGTAACTGGCAAGGCAAGGATCAGCTGATACGTCTTCGTACCGCCGGCGGTCACCAGCTGTTGATGAACGACAGCGAGCACATACTTTATATTGGCAACAGCGATGGCAGTGTCTGGGTTGAAATGACCGGCCCGGGTCACCTGAACATTTTTGCTGCCGCCAGCGTTAATGTGCGAGCACAGGGCGATTTGAATTTCCACGCCGACAACGATATAAATTTTCACGCTGGTGGATCATTTAATGTACATGCAGCCAACAGTTTAAATCTACAGAGCACTAAGATAGCAGTAAACTCTGCTCAAGAATTGACTTTGTTTGGTGGCAAAGTTGGTGTTGGCAGTAGTGGCGCCATGGATCTCAATGCTTCAGGTCCTGCCAGCTATACCAGTAGCGGAGATAATTTAAGATTTACTGGCAAGTTGGTAACACTCAATGAAGGTTCCGGGCCTGCTGTTCGTCGCCCTATGGCAATAAAGATGAATGCCTTAAGCGACACCGGCAAAGACGGCCTAGTTTGGAAAAGTGTAGACGGAGCTCTAGATACTATTGTACCAATCGCACCCACACACGAACCCTGGAGTTATCATTTGTCAACCAAACTGGCTGGGTCAGTGAGTGTGACTGCAAAACCACCAGTGGCTCTCCCTGAAGGCGGTACATCCGGCAACACCGCTACGGCCAGTGATGGAGTTACCACTCGCTCGCTACGCAGCAACAACGTGACATCGGGTGCAGCACCCGCTAAAGACTTGCCGGTTGTGGAGTGTAAGGGTGGCAAACCAGTGGGCGCAGGCCCCGAAGCTGCACAGAATCAGGGAGTAAAAAATCCTGTAAACCAGAGTTATCTAAATAGAAATGATAATCCAGCTCCGCCAGGTCCGGTGGGACCACTGACACAAACACAGACCAAGGCCTTAATGACACAGCTGGGTTGGAACGAAAGCAGCTTCAACTACGGCGTGGCCAACCAGTACAATTATCTAGGCAAATATCAAGTGGGTGCACCGGTGCTGGCTGATCAAGGCTATATCAAACGTGATGCAGTACAATTGTACGGCAACAAAGCAGTTAACTATCCCAACTCATGGACTGGCAAAGACGGAATAACCAGCAGGGAAAGTTTCTTGAGCAGTACTGATACACAAGAAAAAGTAATGTATGCCCTGCTAAACTCTAACTACAAGACACTGACTAGAATTGGTGCCTTGCAGTCAGGAGATGATCTCTGTGCAGTGGCCGGTATGTTGGCAGCCAGCCACTTGATTGGTGCTGGCGGCGCCAAGAACTGGCGCGACACTGGTGGCGGCAGCGACGCAAACGGCACAACAGGTACTCAGTACTACAACATGGGTCGCTATGCAGTTGATGTGCTGGCAGCTAACAATACCAATAATCAGCAGGCTTAAATACAGTATGACTACTACGTACAAGGGATTTAGCACCTACAACCGAATTAATAAATTTCGTTTGACCGATTTTGCCTTGGTCAAACAAGATTTGTTCAACAGTTTTCAAATCCGTCAGGGTGAAAAACTAATGAATCCCAGCTTCGGCACCATTATCTGGAACATGATATTTGAGCCATTTACACCAGATGTACGGCAAGCCATCATCAAAGACATCAAGCGTTTGGCGTCATATGATCCACGCTTGGCAGTGAATTCTGTTGTTGTCACCGAATACGAACAAGGTATACAAATCTCTTTGGACTTGACCTATATACCAACAAATCAGACCGAACGCATGAACCTGCAGTTTGATCAAAAAACTGGATTACATGCCGGCTGATAAACAGCGCATATTTTAATACAAATAAATACTAGATACTGGGCGTAACCGAATGGCAATCAACACACGACAAAATAGTTTACTGGTAACAGAAAATTGGAAGAAGATCTATCAAACCTTCCAAGAAGCTGATTTTACCAGCTATGACTTTGAGACCTTGCGTAAGAGCATGATTGACTACTTGCGCCTGTACTATCCTGAAGATTTCAACGACTTCATTGAAAGCAGCGAATTTGTTGCCTTGATTGACCTAATAGCTTTCATGGGTCAAAGTCTTGCCTTCCGGACCGACTTGAATGCTCGTGAAAACTTTATTGACACCGCTGAACGTCGCGACAGTATTCTTAAACTGGCACGCTTAATCAGTTACAACCCCAAACGCAACATAGCCGCCAGCGGATTGTTAAAAATACAAAGCATAAACACCACAGAAACCTTGTACGACAGCAATGGTTTGAATCTCAGTGGCCTAGTGGTCAACTGGAACGATCAAAGCAACGACAATTGGCTAGAGCAATTTACCACAATTCTTAATGCTGCCTTGGTCACTAGCCAAGTGGTGGGCAAGCCCGGTAATTCACAAACCATCAATGGCATACTCACTGAAGAATATGCACTGAATCTTATACCTAATGTGTTGGGTGTGTATGCGTTTAGAAGTCAAGTTGAAGACAGCACATTTGACTTTGAAGCAGTCAGTGCAACCAGTGCTGGTCAACCCTACATTTACGAAGTTCCTCCCAGCTCATCGTCGATATTTAATTTGTTGTATCGCAACGACAACTACGGCAATGGATCAACCAATACTGGATTTTTTGTATACTTCAAGCAAGGTACATTGACCAGCAAAGATTTTAATTTAGCAGACTCGCTACCGAATCGTGTGGTGCCGTTTACCGACGGCGATGTAAATAACTCTGATGTTTGGTTGTATAGCCTAGATACCAACAACAACATACAAAATTTGTGGACTCAAGTGCCAGCCGTGAGTGGCACCGGCATCAATGTGATTTACAACAAACAAAGCCAGCGCAACCTGTATCAAGTCAACACCAAGGTTGGAGATCAAATTGATCTAGTGTTTGGTGATGGCAGTTTTGCCAACATCCCAATTGGACCATTTAGAACTTACTACAGAACCAGCAATGGTCTGTCGTACAAGATCACTCCAGCTGAGATGTCAAACATCATTATAACATTCACCTATGTCAGTAGAACCGGGCGTAGTGAAACACTGTCTATCACTGCCAGTTTGCAGTACACAGTGAACAATGCTGCATCTAGAGAAACTGCAGCCGACATAAAACAAAACGCACCGCAGCAGTACTATACTCAAAACCGCATGATCACCGGGGAAGATTACAATATTCTTCCTTTTACCAGTTTTACCACTGTGGTCAAGGCCAAAGGCATCAATAGAACCAGCTCGGGTATCAGTCGTTATCTTGATACCTTAGATCCCAGCGGCAAGTACTCTAGTACAAATATTTTTGCTGCTGACGGCCTTCTGTATCAGGATGATGGTATCAAGACTTTTAGTTTTACAGTATCGTCGTTTACCAATGTCATGAACATTGTGAACCAGCAAGTGGCCAAGGACATTGTGGCCTCCACCGAACTGCAGCAATTCTATTATTCATATATTGTAAAACCCAATCAGTCTGAATATTTGCCCACTGGCTACACCTGGCATTTGAGCACAGTGGGCAGTAATGCTGCCACTGGTTATTTTGTGTTCAATAATAGACCTGCACAAATTGGTTCAATTGTGCAAAACAATGCCAAGTACTTGGCCAAAGGCGCCATAGTTAGATTTGCAGCACAGGATGGTTATCATTTTGATGCCACCAATAACATGCTGCCTGGATCAGTTTTGTCGGTTACTGACAAAAAATATATCTATGCTGCTGTGGTTGAGGTGCTGGGCGATGGTACCAACTCGGGTGCTGGTAACTTTGCCAACGGTCAAGGGCCTGTGACTTTGAACATCAAAGTGCCTGCAGGTGCTGTAATTGATGCAGTATATCCAGTTTGGAAAAACAATTTCAGCAATACATTTGTGAGTCAAGTAGTTGGCTTGATCAACGGATTTAAAAACTTTGGCATTGGTTATGACAGCATGACCCAGACCTGGAGAATCATCACCAGCGACAATTTAAACATCACTGGCACATTTGGCAACTACGAAGGTGACACCAGTGGCACTGGACTAGATGACAATTGGCTGATACGCTTCTCGTTTGATGGAGCCACTTATACAGCGTTTTATCGCGGCTTGTCGTACATTTTCCAAAGTGCTGGTGAAACCACATTCTACTATGATCCCAAACTAAAAGTTTACGATCCCAAGTCGGGTACTGTGCTACAAGATCAAATCACTGTGCTAAAAACCAATTCGTCGGCTGCAGCACCAACACCCATTGGCAGTGATTACACTTGGTATGTGTACAAAAACTTAATTGCCGATGACGGTTTTGTAAACCAAGACAAAGTTTTTGTAACCTATGCTGACACCAACAATGATGGCATTCCTGACAATCCTGATCTGTTTGGTGACATTGTTGACGCTCCTGCACAATATGTTTATTTTAAATCAGTCACTGGCTACAACAGATTTAACGATCTAGTGGCAGTGGACAATACCACAGTATGCAGTCTTTATCCGACTCTGATCGCCATTGGCAATCATGTAAATTTATTCACCAATGGTCAGTTGTTTTATGCCACTGCAGAAGATGCATTCTACCAATTGTCAAGCGGCACGCTGGTGGCATTGAGCAATTACCAAATGCGAGTGGGACGACAAAACTTGATGTTCCAGTATCGCCATAACAGTCCTGATTATCGCAGAATTGATCCTAGCTCGACCAATATTGTCAATTTGTATCTTTTGACTTCGACCTATTCAACCGATTACTTCAACTGGATACGCGACACCAGCAATACCATTGCCATGCCCAGTCA